TAATAATTTAAAATTATTAGGTGAAATACTGTCATCTCTATATGTACAAACAACTTGATATGGTTTAGATGTAATATCTATTATAACAAAAGCTGAATAATCGTTTTTAACTCCCCTAGCAACATCAACACACATCAAATAAATATGATCTTTTTCTGGTTTATAATAAGTTAAAAGTTTATTTTGATTATCTTGTTCAACCGGTTCAATAAAAGCTAGTGTCCTCATATAGCTAGTACTTAATAATGAACCTTCAGCCGATCCAATAAAAAGACACTCAAACTCTTGTTCGAATTTTTCTTGTCCCATATTGGCAATCATATCTGTTTTCCACGCTTGATTTCTACCAGGTACGTCCGACCAATGAACACTAAACGGTACAAATTTATTTCGTTTTTGTTCGGCATCTGTCCACAATTTATAATAATGATTTAAACCACAAGGCGTTGAAATTATTACCATTTTTGTGGTTGTACCTGATGATATAGTAGGATAAACAGATGTAAAAAATGCATCGGCAACATTTTTTTCAACAAAAGCAAATTCATCAAGTAACACAAAATTATAGTCTTTATATCTTCCAGAACGTTTAGTAGTAGTAGATGTTTGAATCATACTACCATTCTCTAAATAAATTGATTCAGTATTCCAAGACTTAATACCTTTTTGCATAAAAAAAGGTAAATTCTCATAAAAATCTTCTTTAATAACTCTCAATAATTCTTTAGCAACTTGTTCTTCTTGGGCAAAGATACCAACTTTATAATTATCATTAAATAAAACACAATGTAATATATATGCCAAAACTATAGTAGATTTACCTACTTGTCTAGGACAACGAACAATAATAAATCTATTTTCATCAATAACTTTAGTTAATTTTTTTTGATATTTATAGGGTTCAAATTGAACTAATCCACCATCTTTAGTGACAATGTTTATATAATTTCTATAAAAATAATCTTTATCATTTAAACATTTAATTAATTCCGCTAACTGTTCAGGAGTATATTCTAATACCGTTCCCTCAGCTTTCAATCTTGGATTATTACTAAACCAACTAGGATTTACAGGTGTAACCATAATAATAAATTATTTTTTATTTTGTTTTAAAATTTTTTGTACATCATCAGAAGTTAATTGAAGTGTATTATTTATAACTTTATTAGGTTTTTGTATTTCAGAATTCTTTTTATTGACATTTAAATTAGCTAACGATGTAGAAGCTTGTCTAAGACTATCCATCAATTTTACTAAACTGTCATATCCAGTATGACCAGGAACAGTTTGATTTAAAAACCTTGATAAATTATCCAATGATTCAATACCAGTTTCTATTACTTTATATAATGTATCACGACTATATCGTAAATCATTATTCATTTCTTCATCAGATAAATTATTGTTATTTTTAGAGTGAACAACGAGTTCCTCATTATTTTTAGCAAACTCTAAATCATTTTTAACCGGAATCAATCCATCAATTTTTGACGAATCTAAAACCGAAATATCAAGTTCATTTTTTGGTTTCATTTTAATTTTTAGTGTATGATGTTTGTTTTTAACATAAAAAATAAATGGATCTCTACCAGCGAAAAACCCATAAAAATTTGTTTTTTCTATTAATATTTATAATGATTTTAATAATTATCAATAACTTATTATTTTTATTAACATTTTTAATAATTATAGAGTAAAAAATAATATTTGCGGTTACACGCCTAATATGTTAGGCGTGTTAAATTCCGCCTTTTTAATGAAGGAGTGTAACGACGAAATTAAAAAGTAAGGAATTTATAATCAACCTTTAATATATACTATTATTAATTTATAATTATTATATAAAATAATTTTTCTAAAAGAAAAATTAGCAAGCTCGCTATGCTTCGCTTGCTGCTTATACTAAGATCTTTACATTATTATTTAAATATTAATTTACATTAAAAATAAAAAAAGTATTTCGAAATTTCAGGATTTTTAGATACACCAGTAGCCTATGAAAGGGCTACTCGCGCTAAAGATACGCCAAGGCTTACTCTGGATCGCTATTCAAGCGTTGGAGGGCTGTTCGTTTCTCCGCTTTCCAGGGGTAGCTAGATGTTTGATTCGTTGCAGATTTTCCCTAACGGTCGATAGTGCCCCCTCACGGGGTTTAGTCTTCCTAAGTTTAGGTACTCATACAAGTCCACATCTAAACAGCGGCATCACCAATGATATCAAAGCCACCTAATCATTAGTAATTGAAATCAAATGTTATTATGATTTCATCTCGATGATGGTAATGTTCGATAATCACATATCATCTTCTGTGATTTCTATCCTTCCAATTTTAATTTTAGTGACCTATACAACCATTAAAGGCTCAATTATTCACTAAACACTACTTTCTAGACAATGAAGGAATATATTTCATAATCATATAAAATAAATAGATTATATTTTAATCTGATCTATTTATAAAGGTTTTATCATAATAAATTATTTTAGTCAACAATTATTTTAAACTATTTCCTCATCTTGTCGAGTATGAGGATTATATTTTTTATTATCATCAAAAAGTTGTGTAACTTCTGAAAAACTAAAATCGTCTTCTGGTCCGGCAGTAAGAGGATCAATAGCTACAATTGTTCTTACGTGTCTTGGTGTATGTTCTTCATCATATTGTGTTATCGGTCCATCAGATGAAGGTACTATATGGATATCTGTTTGAGCTTTTTTGATAACGGACTGGACTTTTATTGCTCCAAAAAAGTAAGCTTTAATATTAAAATCTAGAGACCACGTTAAAATTCTTTTACCTAAGTATTCGGATTCATAAGTATCCGTCGTATTTATACTTAATAATGCCATTGGAATATCATGTACAATATTCAATTCTGGAATTTCTTCAATAGCTAAAGTATATTCCGGTCTAAAAAACGGAATGATCTGTTCTACAATTTGTGTAGCATCATCAGCCGAATCTGATAAAATAGTTAATGTTATTCCTATGTTATATGGAACAGGATTATATTGAACATTAGCTGCCGTACTAGATGTTATATGAACATTTCTCCCCAACGATTGTAATTTTCGTTCAGAATCATAAGTAATAGATGTAATCTCAAAACCCATTCGTGGTAAAACGACACTTACATTTTCTTTTTCAAGTTCAGGGTTTTGATATTTTCGGACTAACCATTTTTCCTTTGGTGAATATTGAATTGGTACTAAAATTTGATTATATTCTTGACCAACATTAGCCGGAGCACCTTCATTATACCTTCGTCTAATATAAATTTGATCGAAAGATTTTCCGAAAGCTATAATTAATTTTTTAAATGTATGATGGAAAAAATAATTATTATTTAACATATTAAGTCTAACTGTCTAATTCTTGTCTTTTACCAAAGATAACGGTTTTTAGCGTTCCCTTAACATCAGTATCTATTGAATCTATCGTTGCTATAAAAATACCATATTCGAATAAACGTTCTTTTATTGTATTTCTATAAACAATTTCATTAGAACTTATTTTAGAGGTTAAAATAATATTACTATTAATTTCTAAAATTATTTGTTCTTCGGTTTCTTCGATGATTTTTGTAATTATTCCATATAATGGGATAGTAGATCCCACCTCTGGAATTTTCCATTCTAATTCCAAGTCTAAGGTCTTATTATCTTTATTCATAATATTAATATCCTTTATATAAATAATTGATCACCTAAATATTTATGATAATATCATATCAACTATTTAAATAAAAGGAATATAATGGCTACGATAGATAATTTTTCTAGAAAGACAACAGATTTAAATTCCCCATCGAGAAATGGTTATCCAATAATTCCTAGTGATTCTGATGGGTTAACTTACGCTACACGTTCCATTTGGGTAGGAACTGGCGGAAATTTAGCTGTGATTTTCAGTAAAGATGTTACAGATACGCCCGTAATTTTAATGAATGTGCCATCTGGCACTATGTTAAATATATGTGTAAAACAAGTATTAGTAGCTGGAACGTCGGCAAGTAATCTAGTTGCATTATATTAGTATATGAGTATATGAGTATGGATTTATGTAGAAAATGTAATTGTGAGTTGGTGGTGGGGGGAAATTATAATCCCGTTAAATATAATGGTAAAATTTGTATCCATTGTAAAAAACAATATAGACATGAACAATATATAAAAAATTGTGAAAAATGTAAAAGGTATGATAAAGAATATTATAAAAATAATAAAGATAAGAAGAAAATATATTATGAGAAAAACAAAGAACATATAAAAATTAGAAAAAAAGAGTATGATAAAGCATATCGAGCTAAAAATATTGAAAAGATAAGAGAATATACTAAAAATAATAAAGAACAAATAAAAAAATATAGAGAGAATAATAAAGACTATATAGATCAATATAATAAAGAATATTATAAAAATAATAAAGATAAGAAGAAAGAATATAAGAAAAATTTTTACAAAATAAATTTAAACAACAAATTATCTATTATTTTGCGTTCCCGAATATATAAGAAATTAAAATATTATAAAAAATCC